AATTCTTGCTTTTCTTAATGACATAACACAATATCTCATTGCAGATATTACATCATCATGTGCAGGAACTATTTTACCATCTTTTCTATGATACATCCTTAATTCTTCTAACAGTTTACTTTGATTTCTAAAGATTTTCAACCTTTTAGTTTGCATTCTTGTTAATATCTCCATAATACCTGCTTCTACAGAATTTCCACCACTTCCTTCTTTCATTCCATTTGAAGGTGGATTACTAAAATGATCTCTTAACATATTAACACTTTCTCTTTTATATTGATCTGTAAGATTTTTTCCCGATCCTTTATCTGCTTGTCTTCCATCCATAGGCCATACTACAGGAATCCATTTACCTCTACCATTTATAGCAGATGCATGAACGGGTACTGTTTCTTGCCTCATAGCATAACAATCATAAATATATACAATATCAGTATCTCTATCCCATGTTATCCAGACAACAGCAGTAGGGTGATCCCATCCAAAATCTATTCCACACAATCTGGGCCAATGAGTAGGTATATCTATAGGATCGCATAATATATCTTCTTCTACTATCGGGAATACTAAACCAGAACCTAATTGTGGAATACCTCTTTCTCTCATTTTTCTTTCGTGTGGTGGTAATGCAGATAAAATTTGTTCTCTAATTTCTTTAGTCATGTGAGGTGCATCATCCCAACCTGCTGTAATTAATGCTTGACCTTCTTTTAAATTATTTACAAACTGTGCAACTGTTTCTGTCATCCCTTGTTCTGGAGTAAAAGTCATAAAAACAATGCCACCTTTATCAGCTGTTCTTGTTAATGATTGTGAATATATACCTTGTGGTGGTTCTTCATCTAGCCAAACAACATCAACTGCTTCACCCATCCATTTTTCTTTACCCATATCATAAGATTTAAAACCTATTCTAGAATAATTGCCAGATTTATGTTTTACCACTAATGAACTTAATGCATTTGGTACACCAGCTTTTCTAACTGTGTTTCCAATATCCTTTAAGGGAATAGAGCCTGTGCCAAACGCAGATGGATCATCTGGCTGACCAGTAAGTTCTTTTTGACAGACATCCCTTGTAGTTTCATTTGAAACTCCCCCGACCCATATACGAACTGGTCTATCAAATTTTCTGCCTTCCCACCATGCAGGGTATTTACCTGTAGCATGATATGCAATTTCCATTGCCCCACTAAAAGACTTACCGACCCTATTTCCCGCCATTAATAATCTTTGTGTTGCTTTAGAATTATGAAATTTTTTTTGGTAGTCATAAGGAGCATATCGTTCTAAACGATTAGTGGATTCTCTCCTTTCTAATTCTTTTGCTATATGTACAGCTTTTTCTAAAAGGTCTTCCATTTATTTTTTAGCTATTTTATCTTTATTAATTCCTTTTTTAATTACATAGCTTTGTGTGCCATTAGCACCTGTATTTACTTCTTTTTTTAAATTTCTAAACAAACTCATTTCAATAATTTTCTTATAGTTGTCTTTTAAATATTTTTCAATTACTTTGTTATCTCTCATTTTTATAACCTAAACCAGTTTTTCTATCACTATAAAGTTTTTGCCACGACCAAGAACTTAATTTAGTTGACCAATGATATATAAATAACACTATTGTCTTCATCTTACTGGCCCACCAAAGACAGCCAATAAACAGATCATTATAATCAATATTCCTGTAAAATAATAATTCATCCTATCAGTCTCCATTATTCGTATTCAACCTCATTTTCCCAAGTTTTATCATCAGCTTTTGTTTTACAATTACAATACTCACAAGTACATACCCCATACTCATCTGCATGAAGTTCCTCTTTACAATGACAATCGTGATGACAGTTAGTGCATTTATCTACCTTGGCCATTATACCTCTTAAATGTTGAGCTTTTATTTAACGACTTACTATGCCTACGAGGCCTTTTAGGTGGCTTATCTCTAGGAGTATAAGTTGAAAAATTTTGTTTAGCCATAATATAATTATAGCATTATTTATCTTTTTGTATATATTTTCTGCGTAGCTTCCTAGGTGTTGCTAACTCAAAAATTTCTGCGGTGGTCATATGTTCTTTATCGTCAAAGCCATTATGATTTGTTTTAGTAACTTCATACCTATCAACCAGTACATACCTATATACATAGTTACCCTTTTGAAAGTGTAGCAAAGCATTCGGTTTAACTATTTGTATAAACTTACGCATACCCTTACATAGTTTACTTTTTATTATTATTCAACCTATTAACTTTGGTTAATATTAACAAATACTCCCCGCTGGGCGAAAGGAAGCATTATTATTATAGGCAAAGTGAAGTTTGGGGGGTAGGGGGGTGTTAAAACCTCTTTATTTTTAAGAAATGATGATCTTCTCTATGCGTGACGTAGAGCTGTCACACCTATTACATAGGGAACATGGGGGAATTGTACCAGATCAAGCCTGTTTGCCCTCGTGTGTGCGTGTGTGTGTGATGTAAAGGGTATTCTTGCCTTATACCTAGACTTCTATTGTCTTGCCTTATGTCTGTTGTTTATCTCTTGTCTTATCTCTTATGCTCTTGTCTTGCTCTCTCTTTTACTGTTTAATTGAGTTCGTTCTTATTGATTGCTAGAGTATTAATAAGATGATCTAATTCCGCCCGGAGTTCTTGATCTGTCTTTCTATGCGTCACGTCCTCGATCTTCGTAGTAGTCTGGTAGCCCGTTCTATCAAGTAAAGAGTTCACCGCTTGAAGTCTAGTAGAAGGCGGGATTTTAGGGTCACTCACCAATTTAGTTAATACCTCTACAGCTATTGGGACTGAACTGCTTAATATTTTTTTAGTAGCGGTTTCTATCTCGTCTTGAAGTTTGTTTTTCAACTCATATCCTTGTTGCTCCGCCGTTGCTTTGGAATATCCCGCCTTGATACATGAGGCAGTCGCATTGCCCGTTGAACTAAAGTATTCAATAAACAGTTTTTGTTTATCTGTAAGGTTTCTAATCATATTTAGCATATTATAACCTAAAGTTTTTAAAAGAACAATACATGAACAAATAATAATTTATTTTATGGCTTGACAGTTATTTGATAATGTTTAAATATTAACCTATGTTAATTAAATCAATAGGAGAGAATATATGTCAATTGTAAGTGTACACGGAAATAATGACAATGCTTGTTTAACTGTTTATGAAGATGTTGAGCCAACTCTTAAAGAGGCTCAAGATCATGTTGGTGGTTGGGTTGAAATGCATGATCTTGAAAGTCATGGTTGTTTATTAGTTGACGAGGAAGGTAGATTAAAAAATAAACCTAAAAATGTTTTGGCTACTAAACTTTATAACAAATTATATGATGGTTTTATTGTGGGTAATGTTATCCATATTTTACCAGACACTAGAAAGGAGTGGTAAAAATGACTGAACAATTATTATATGAACTATTTTTTCTGGGAATATTATTTGGATTAATAGGGTTGAGATTATGGAGTGATAAAAAATGAATTGGAGAGAATATATAAAACAAGCTATTAAGGTGGGGCTAGAAAGCCCTATACCTTACAAAGTTATTTCATACAAAAATGGTATTGGAATTAGAAAAATTGAATTTATTACTAAAAAACTAATAATACAAAGGGGGGTTTAATATGGGTACTAGAGCAGTTTATACATTTATTGATGATACTGAAAAAACGCACCATGTTTTTAAACATTGGGATAATTATCCCAGTGGGGCTATGGAATTTTTAAACAATGCCTTGCCTTATGCTTGGGAGTTGCCTCGTTTTGAGGCTTGTGAGTTTAGTGCGTCATTTATTGCAAGTAATAAGCAGAAAGGTGGTGGTGATTTTAGACTAGCTGAACATTGGGACAAGTTTGGCGATCTTGACTACAGATATGAAATCACTCTAAAAGATAAAAATTTATATGTAAAAATCTTTGAGAGGGATTGGTTAAAAACAAAAGGCTTTAGTGATAAAAAGTATTTTTTATTAGATGAGGGTTTTTTGTTTAATTTAATGCAAAAATATAAAGGAGATGAGAATGTTAGAGCAATCAATTAAAATTAATGAGCCTAAAATAATTGAGCCTAAAGACGAATTAACTCAAAAAGAAGATGATTTTTTAGATAATCTTGGGCTATCTCGTGACGATTTAGATGATAGCGGGGATATGCTAGACGATTTGAAACAAATTGCGGGGTTTGATGAGTAAATACAGTTTTAAAATAACAAAGGGGGTTTATGTTTTAAAAACTAAAAATGAAACAATTACGGGGCGGTCATATTTTGATTGCCTCGTAAAAATGGCAAAAACACCGATACCGATTGGACTTGCTAGAATGGATATGAAGGGGCGATTTAATTGGGTTGAGGATCAACTAAAACAGAGAAGGATATAATGACAGTAAAATATAAAATAATTAGATTTAGAAAAAACGGCAATCAAAAAGTTATCAGAAAAGGTTTGAGCCTTGCAGACGCAAAAATTTGGTGCAGTAGAGAAGACACTAGAGGCAAAAATTGGTTTGATGGTTTTACTCAACAATAACAAAAAGGATAATATGGATAATTACTTAAATGGAATAA